CATCAGGTAGCTAAAAGGCTTAGTAAAGAAATTAAAGCTTTAAAAAAACAATTAGAATTTGAAAAAGAACATTCTAAATATATGTGGAAATATGATGGTTGGGATGATTCTATCAAAAGAATTGAAATAGAAATAGGAGTTTTAGTACAGCAAAAAATAAAACATGAAAAATGGCGCAAATTATTAAAACACCAAATAGAAGAAATAAAAAACCTACTCAATTGAGTGGGTTTTTTATTTTCTGTTATTATTAGAGTTTAATATTTGTTCTATTGTCATGTGCCTAATACTTTCAAAATCTTCTGGTTTTAACCCGTAATAGCTATCTCTTTTAGAGAGTCTAACAGCAATTTCATCAAAAGGAACTAATTCCCAATCTCTTTCTTTAATTCCCTTAACTTCTTTAACAATTAATCGGAAAAGTGCTTCTTCTTTATTTGAAACAGTATCTATTTTTCTTTCTTTAGACTTCTTAACAGTTACTATTTCTTTGGTTGCTTCATCATCGAAAATATCATTTATGCGCATATCTCTTATTATAGCAGCCGGTATTTCTGTGAAGTTTTCATGTGAAAAAACCCCACTAATACCTTTTACTTTTATTTTACAATCACGCCATCTATGTGTTCTAAACTTTTCAATTTCATACATAGTTCCAAATACAAAATATTTAAGATTGTCTGTATTACATTTAACCACTGTGCCTATTAGGGCATTAAGTTGCTCATTTGATTTACCTCTTACGTTCATATATCTACTTTAGTTTCTAACAATTCAATTAATTCTGGTTGGTAATAACTATAATTATCTTTTATACCTAATACAATTATCTTATTTAGGAATTCTTTAGTATAAGTAAGTATTTCTTCTTTATGTTTTTTTTCCATAACATAAATAGAGTCCGCCCATTCTAACATCCATTCTTCCAATGGAACTGTGCCTTCTTTTAGGCAGGTTTTAATATTTGTTCCAGCGGATATAAAAACATTATCTGTATTAACATATTTTTCACTAAAATAATCTTCTGCTGTTTTGGAGCGAAGTTTATTGACGGAACAGACGAATAGTATATTCATTATTTTTTCTTTTCTATTGCCATAAATAAAAAATGTCTATCATTTTTGATAGACATTTTGTGGAGCTGCCCGGTTACGGGCCGGGGTGTTGCTAGCTAACTTAAATTACTCTTTCACAAGCTTAGGATGTTTTCTAACATCTCAAAATATTTAGTTTATCTGTTTCAACTTAAACTAAAAAATTATTGGGTTTATTATACACAACCACTTGTTTGACTTTTTAACAGAGTCACCTGCTTCAACAGACTAGGCAAAAGCCACTTCGTTGATCAAGTTGTTCGAGAATGCGAAAGCGATGTCCTCGCTAGTTGCTATTTCGTTGTCATTTAATTGTTTATTGCTTCTTATTAATCGGCTATGCAACATCCGATGCTTGTATCATAACTTACTTTACACTAACAGTCTAATCGAAAATCAGCCCCAAGTGTTCTATTGTTGTTTATTGTATAACAAAGATACGACAAAGTTTTCAAATGACAAAAAAAATGTCGTATTTTTGTTAGTTATATATTACTTTATTTTAATAGGTTTAGGTTTAGTAGGCTTTTTTACTACTTTAGTAGACTCTTTACCATCATCTATAATCCAACCTTCATTTAGATAGTGTTGTAAGAATATATCCATGTCTTTTTGTATAATCATGGATGATCTTTTTTTGCCAGATTTCTTTTCTGCGTGTATTATATACACAAACCATTCATCATCTTTATCTGGTTTAAAAAAAATCTCAGTTCTAGCTCTTGGTTTAATCAGTTTTAATTCTTTCATATGTACAATATATATGTGGTTTGCCTTTATCCATCCAAATTTCAAATGTAGATTCAAAGCCGAACATATATTTTAAATGAATTTCTTTCAATTCATCCATTATATTCATAATACTATACATTGTTTCAGAATTTTCCAATTCTATTTGTATAATTATCTGTAAATATGAATTTACATATACAATTATATTATTAGTGATTTCTCGCCTAATTTGATTAGCTATTTCTTTTATTTCATCAACTTCTTCTGTTGACATATTAAAATCTTCTTCAAAATTCTCCATGATTATTCTATTTCAAAGTTCATTAACATACTATCCATATCATCCACAAATTCTACATATGGATTTAAATTCCATTTATTAAATAACTTATTTAATTCAGATATATCTTCATAATTTTCTTCAAATGAAGAAGTTACTACTCTTAATTGTATTAAGATTCTATCGTCAATAGCTTTTAATTTAGCTTCACTATAAAACTGTAATTTCTTAAAATCCATCAACATTTCATAGTTTTTTTCTAAAATTTCTTTATTATATCCAATTTTTCTGGCTACAATTAGATTCTCCCACTCAATATTTACACATGCTTTGCACAAATTTTCTAAAAATGTTATATTTTGGTACTCATTATTAGTATGTTCATTAAAATAACCAATAGATACATTAGTGCATTCATTAATATTTTGAATAAAATTTGCTGAATCAGTAAATGAACCAGTGTCATCTAATTCAAATTCCATACCATGTTTACCTAATTCTTCACATAAACTCTGTGCAAACTTATCAGAACAAGTTCTAGTATAACTTTGGTGTGTAATTATAGAACTATATTTACGCCTATCAAATGATATACACTTAGTTATCTCATTTAAATGCTCATTTTTATCAAATTCTTGCATTAACGCATATGAACCAATACCACCAACTTCTTCGCCAATGAAGAAATAATATAATCCAGGCACTTTATTTTCAATCATATATAACATACATGTAACACCTGCTTTATCATCCGCACTTAATATAGTTTTACCATCGCTACATACAAATAAATTGTTAGATTTTTCAAAAGTCATTAATTTTACCTTAGTGAAATCTCGACAAGCAGAATCAAAATGTGAAGTAAACATTGTATTACTTTCTCCTATTTTTATATAGTAGTTACCATAATTATCTTCTATTAATGGTATAGGCACATATTTTAAAATGGCATCTTCATACCCATGAGGGTATGTTTGGTAGCATAAAGAATTAAATGTATATAAAATATCAGTTGGTTTATACTCAAAATGTTTTTGTTCATATGGTGTGACATCTACTAATTTATAGTCAATATCATCATATTGTTCAGGTATTCTATTATTATATTCGCTTATAAAGCCATCTATTTCTCTTTGAGAAAATTTTCCTTCAAAAAAATTAGTAATGAATTCTGTAATATCAATAGTTTTGGTTTCTCTATTATACATATGTACTTTAAATTTACCTTCTGATGATAAATCTAATAATCTATAACCAAAAGAATTTTCTTCCATATGAGAACCCATAATTCCAAAAGATATATTATCACAGATATCTAAAAGCAATGCCTCTAATCTTATTGTATAAGTAAATATAACTTTTTTATCCGTAATTTCAGTATTCTTTTTCTTTTGCTTTCTTTTACGACTCATTTATAATTTTTAGTTTTTACAAAGATAAATTAAAAAACTGATTTTAAGAAATATTTAACAGATTTATTAATTCATTATATTTCATAATGCTTTTTGGTGAGATCTGCAACATCATGATATATAATACTACTATAAATAATATTAATATATACACTATGAAATACTTGAAACGATTTAACGAAGGTTTATTTTCGACTTATAATAATGATCAAGAAATAGCGGATATGTTATATCAATATCTATTTGATGAAGATTATAATGTTATAACAAATGACAACAGTATAATAGCTAATAATTTGAAATTAGATGAATATGTAGGTATATATAATGTAAGAAGCACACAAAATATGCTTACTTTAGAGTATTATAAATTTGGTAATTTAATTTTTAAAAAAGAATTAAATTGTAATATTTCAACCATAGTAAATATATATAATTTATTAAAAGAAAAATCTAAAAATGGTAATTATTAATGATATAAATGATGAACAAATATTGGACGAAATTCTCGAACAAGATTTGATTGTTTACGAAGATGTTAAAGGGACAATTATTTATGCTAAATGGGATGGCGAGGATTTTATTATTAAGCCTAATTTAAAAGCAGACCCAATAAATTTTATTGATGAATCTATAGAAACTTTCTATGGCAAAGCATATTCATATCTTAATAATTTAAATGATAGAGTTAAAAGCCTTTTAAATAAAAAATGGTGGTTTTGCTTTCAATACTTTCCAGTTAAAAATGATGACTATAATAGAAAAGCAAAACATGATTTAATATTATGTGGCATTATCAAAAGTGGTAAAAATAGTTTTACAGTTGAAGAACTAGAAGAATATGCAAGATTATTAGATGTAGAACCTTTACCATTTATTTTCAAAGGCAAATTAACTGATAAAATGGTAGAAGCTATAAAGTATTTTCTAAATACATCAGAAGATGATTTAGATTATGTATTTGGAGAAAAATCTTTTGCTTATTTCTTTTATAAATTATTAAATCCACAATTATCTCATTCATTTTTAATGGATAATGAATTTAACTCTAATATAGAAAAAATAATTTTAAGATCTAATGATAAAGAAGCCTCATTTGCTATACTAAATCCTTTATATAAGAAAATTAGTGATAAAAATTTAACTGAGTATGCTGAGGTGTATAGTTTAATATTGGTTAATTTTTTGAATTTCTGTCAAAGTATTAATTTAGATGCGTTCAAATTAAAAGGAGAAAAAAGAGATGATGTATATACATTATTAATAAGTAAATTATTCAACACTTATTTAATGGATGTTAGGGATGATATAAGCAAGTTTAATTTTGTTATACCAGAGTTTTTTAATAAAAATAAATTTAGGATTAACAAAGAATTAATTTTAAATAAAACCACAAGAGAATTAATTTCAGAAGATCCAAAATTTGAATATATTTTTAAATGTATATTTTTCTCATTTAAATATAAGATGAAAGAACCTATTGGTATACTTAATAATAATATGTTAAGTATATTTAATAATTATATTGATGAATTAGGTAGAAAAATTGACGAATATTTACATAAAAAGTCAGAATTTGAACTAGGTAAAAAAGGTTTAGTTGATTTTGGCGATTTTTTCGACATTAAATATGATACTGATGCTGAAGATAAAGTTTACCCTGATATTTATGATGAAATAAAGAAAGGTGGTGAAGAAAAGAAAAAGAAAAAAGGTGCATTTATTACTAAAAAATAAACAATTTCATATTTAAAATTATAATTAAATATGAAATATGAAATTTATAATCAAGACTGTATTACTGGGGCAAAAAATATAAAAGATAATTCAATTGATTTAATTATCTGTGATCCACCATTTGGTATTAATGAAAAAAAATTTGATAATCATTATAATAGAAAATCAGATAATGTATTAGAAGGTTATGTAGAAGCACCTTTTGACTATGATAAATTTACATTGGATTGGATAACAGAAGCTTCAAGAATTTTGAAAAATAATGGTAGTATGTATATTGTATCTGGTTGGTCAAATTTATCTTCTTTCTACAAAGCAATTGAAAAATTAGGATTAATAGAAATTAATCACATTATATGGAAATATAATTTTGGAGTAAATACTTCTAAAAAATATGTTTCGTCACACTATCATATTTTTTATTTATGTAAAAATCCTTCAAAAAGAGTATTTAATACTAATTGTAGATTTACTCAACAAGATAAAGAAAAAGGAAAATCTTCTTTATATCAAGATTTAGAAGATGTTTGGATTATAAATAAAGAATATAGACCAGGAGAAATTAAAAATGTAAATAAATTACCTAATAAATTAGTTGAAAAAATGATACAATATTCGTCTAATACAGGAGAAATAGTATGTGATTTTTTTATGGGTAATTTTACAACAGCTGATTGTGCTTTAAGACTAGGTAGATATGTTAAGGGATTTGAAATGAATTCAGAATCTTATAATTATTTTCTACCAAAATTAGATGAAATTGAATTTGGCATAGATAACATAGAAAAAAAACATATTAATCCATTATTTAATCAAGGTAATCCATTAACTGAACAAGATATTCTTAATATTAAGAAAAGGTATGCTGAATTGATACCTATTTATAAGACAAAAAAAGCTACAATAGAACATTTATCAGCTGAATTTGGAAGAGGTAGATTCTCATTACAAAACATTTTAAATAAATAATTCCTAAAGCTTTAAAAAACTTTTTAGCTTATATAAATATAATATTTATGGAAAACAAAAAGAAAAATTTATTTGAAATAGCTAAAGAAAATGCTAAATTTAAAGTTTGCCCTGGTTGTGGTGCTAAAAAATTAATTGACGAGTTTAAAAAAACTAATAAATATTGCAATGACTGCCCAACAGTAGCAGAAATTAGAGAGAAGTACAGAAATAAAACTATAGAAACCATAGATATTGAAGATATCCAAGCATTAGAAGATATAGATTTAGATGAGTTTTTTAAAGACCTCTAATAAGTAAATATATAGTTTATGCCATTACCACACTACAGAGGAAATAAAAAGCCATTTAAACCGGGCAACTATAAAGAATATGTTTATTTAGGTGAAGATATAGATGCTTCAAAACTTATCTGGGATAAGAACTTAACAACTAAGTTAAAAAAGAATACCATATACAGATTATATGAGGATAAAAAAGAAGAAGGTGAAATTTCTTATTATGAAGAAACTAATAATGGATTTATTTATTTATTATTAAACAACCAATTTTTTATAACTAGAGTTGAATTTGGGATATTAATAGATTCTGGTGTTGTGGTGCCTATCTCTAAATATAGAGAACAAAGAATTGATGATATTTTTAAAGATTAATGAATATAAAAAAAGAAGTACACTCTATTGTAGAAAAGTATTTATTTAAACCTAATACAGAAGAAACCAGAAATAATATTATTAGTGAGATTAAATCTTATTTAGATGATAAGATACATGATGAAATAATAGAATCTTATGGACAAATAGAAGTTAGGATGCGTGATAAAGATACTATTTTCTTGAATATTACTCCTGAAATTAAATATAAAAGTAAGTATGTTAAGTATATCTATACTGGCGAGACACTTAAAAAAAGTAATTTTACATTAATATATGGTAAAATTTATGATGTTAAATGTGATATTTTTACTTTAGAGCCACAAAGTATAAAATTTGATACTGGATATAAATTGCCACAATCACAAAGTGGTGAACTTGGAAGAGAACTCTTCAAAAAAATGTTTGAAGATAGATATTTTGTTGAAGTCTCTAATATAGAGATGATAGAATAAACGAAATATTAGAGGACTAATTGATAATTATTATAATCATCCATTAAACCTTTTAATTCAAATCCCATTTTTTGATAAAGATTATTAGCAACTTCATTAGTTACTTCTGTATTTAACTCCATTAATATACAACCTTTTTGTTTTGCCCTATCTATTGCTTTATTCATAAGTTGTTTACTATAACCTTTGCCTCTGAATTTTTCTAAAACGGCAACAGAGAAAACAGAGGCTTTGCCATCTTGTGAATAGCATAATATCAAACTACCAACTTGTTTATTATTTTCAGTAATATATAGAAGTTCTGAATTAAGGCTAACACAGTTAACATCTATAAAGTTATTATTTTCGCAGATATAAGAAAATTTATTCATCTCATTAAACTTTTTGTATAAATATATATTTAATATAAAAAGTAAAAAAATAAATGATTAAAAATTTGAATATAAAATCAAAAATAAAAGATAAAAAATATAGCCTACAATTTTTACCAAAATGTCTTGAGCCAATAACACAACAAACTTGTGTTATTTTTAATAGTAAGAAATTAAAACCAGCATATATAATTGATATAGTTCATAATTTAATATTAAGATATTATTTTAAAAAGGAAAATAGATTCAATTTATCTTCACTTATATTGAAAGAAAAATACGGATATTTATATAAACATTATATGGAATTTCTACTTCATAAAGAAGTATTAATTGTACATAAAGATTACGCAGTAGGAAAAAATGCCAGAGTTTATAAACTTAGTCATAATGTTATTAGCGAAGAAATTCTTAGGTATAAGAATGATGATGCATCATTATTGAAAAAATATAAAAAAGCGGTTAGTTATATTGATACAGAAGATATTATAACTAATAGTATTTTACCAGAAATTAAACTGAAACTTGTTTCAGACTTATTCACATCCAATATAGATTACGAAAAAGCTATTTTTTATCTAGATAGTATAATACAAGATCAAGATTCTTATAATAAAAATAAATATTCAGTTCAATCAATAGCAGATAAGCATATATTCTACCATTTTGATAATTATGGTAGAGTACATACAAATTTCACTATATTAAAATCTTATATACGTAAAAATTGTTTATTAATAAATGGTGAAGAAACTGCTGAAATTGATATATCAAATAGTCAACCACTATTTTTATCTAAATTGATAAATCAAGAAGGATTTAATTTAAATGAGCATGAAGTAAATGTATTTAATTATTTAGTATATCACGGTCAATTTTATGAATTTTTAATGAATAAATCAGGTATAAAAGATAAAAAATTATGTAAAGAATTAGTTTATATAACATTATTTGGTAGAAATTCGTCTAAAATTAAAAATCCATTTGCATTAATATTTCCTACAATTTATAATTTCATTGTAGATTATAAAAATACATATGGTGATTATAGATTAATAGCACATAAATTACAAAATGAAGAATCTAATTTTATATTTAATAAATTAATTAAAACATTATCTATAATAAATCCAAAAATTAATGTAATAACCATACATGATAGTATCATAGTTCAAAAACAATATGAAAAACAAGTACAAGATTTAATGAATTCTATGCTGTCATCCGAATTTGATTTTATAGATAAGAACTATATATTCTAAAAATAACACTTCACCAATCTTAAAATATAATATATAATGAAAATAAATTTTTCATTTAATGATTAACCTTAACGACATCAATTTATCATTTTTAATGACTTCACCAGAAGTTGTTGGTTTATCTCAATTAGAAAATAATCATAGAAATAACATGTTTTTAAATATGTTATATTCTATGAATTATTCTATTTTACCTATATATGCATATACAACAGGTATTTATGAAAAAAATTATTTAGCAGTTTGTTCTGAGGATAATGATAAATTAAGACAAGAAGCTATATTTATGATGAATCAATTTGGTAAAAGTGATATTATTATTAAATATAAAGGTCAAAATTTATTAACTAAAATACTAAAAGATGGAAATGAAATACCAATTGAAGTTAATTACTACGATAATAATGAAGGCAAAAAAACCTATATACACGAAGGTGTGTCATTTACATTAAGTGAGAAGAAAAGATATTTCTTTCCTTCTAAAAAAGAAGATTTAAAATCAGGAATGATTGTCGAATATCTCAATAATAATATGTGGTATCAAAAAAAGGTAGATAATTTAGATACTGAATACGAAAAGATGTACAAATTATTAATGAAATATGAAAAATTAAGAGTTTGCTACTAATGAAATATCTTAAATTTTTTGAAGGCTTCATATTAAAATCAGATTTAGTATTTGATATACATTTCATATATGGTAAAATATTTCTAAAAACACAGGATTATGAAGATGATAGCACAGTAATAGGTTATATACATTATAGATATGACAAATTTATGGATAAAAAGTCGCTACAAATAATACATATTATCATATATGATAAAAGAAAAGGATATGGTGATAAATTAATGTCTTATATGGATGACGCTGCATTAGAAAATGATTGTGAGTATATACATCTTAAAGTATTGAATAATAATATTCCAGCAATAAACTTATACAAAAAGCATGGATTTGTAGAATATAAAAAAGATGATATTTGTGACTACATGTTTAAAAAATTAATTTAATATATGTTTAATGAAGAGGAATTTTTACGTATAGCCAATAGACCAACAGTTGAGTTCACTGGAAATGAATTTAAAACAAAAGATTCAGATAAAAAAAGAATTATAGAATATATTAATCAAAATGAATTAGATTATAATGTATTTGATGGTGATATATTTAGGTTTTATTTAAAATCATATGATGATTATATATTCCAAGTATCCGAACATAATAATCAATATGTTATTATTAAGTCTGATAGTGAATGTCGAAAATTTGAGTATTACCATTATAAAAATCTACAACAAGTCTTAGAACAATTAGCTTTCTATGATAATAATTTGTATAAAGTTTGGTGGCAATTATTAGATGGGGCCGGAAGACCTTCTTCTATTAATATAGAATTTGTCAAAGAAAATTATAATGATGAGTGGGTAAATGATTTTACAAATAATGAATGGAAACATTTAGATGAGGAGCAATATAAGTGCCTTGTTTATGAAAAAGAGGCGCATATAAAAATAACATCGCCACATGATATATACATGGAATACCCACCATATGATTTGCATAAATTATATATGGAAATACATCCAATTGATGTAAAAAAAGGCAACGAATCTTATTTTGTTAAAATACTTATTAATAATGAAGAAGTGTTAAAAGAATATTTAAAATATCGTGTTATTCGCAAAAAAGGATTAAAATTATTTTTAGAAGAATTATTTAATAATAAAAATCAATTCATTAAATTTCAATAAAAAAAAGCACCAAATTGGTGCTTTTTTATTTATGAGAACTTATTTAGTTGTCCAATTTTAGGACCAGACATTTCAATATGCTTTTTCAATTGCTCTTTTGTTGCATTTTGGAAATGATTTAAAAGTTGTAAATTTCTTTGGTATAAATTCATATCAATTTGTGCTTTTTCGTGATAAAGATGGTAACATCTATTAGGTAAAGTTGTATGAGTTAAAAATTTAGTCACTTTTAAGGATTGAAAATCATCTTCTGCGCCCCAGCCAATGAAATCTTCATTCCAGCCACCAATTTCATATAATTTTTCTTTTTTAAACATTATAATACCACCACACAATGGCACCTTTTGAATATCATCAGCTGCTTCACCTCTACCAATTCTATCAATTTGAAGAATAGTATTTAAATCCATTTGTGATTCCTGTGGTGTTAAATCTACAACTGAATTATAAGGATTAACACAATCATAAAAATCTAATTGCTGCAATGCTTGTATAAAAGCATTTGGATGCATGACTAAATCTGAGTCACCAAATATTATAATAGGTGTTGTAACATATTTTGTGGCTACATTAAATGCCCATGATTTATCAAAAGGCATGTTACTTTTAATGAAAATATGTTTTGCTCTTAAATTAAGTTCGGCTATTTTAGATTTCTTATCTTGTTCAACAATTAAAATTTCTAATCCTTGAAATGGTTGTAACCATTCTAATACTCTTCTTAAATTCATAAGTCTATCTGGTTTATGTTGGTACGCAATAACATATGTTATTTTAGGTATATTTGCTAATTCCATTTAATTTTTCTTTTTTTTTATTTCTTCTTCAGATTTTTCTCTCAAAATTTGTTTACCTTTTCGTATCCAAGTTTTGATAGTATTAATATTTTTATCCAATAATAAAGATATATCAGCATATTTTGTTTTTTTAATAATAAATAATTCCATTACTTCTTTATAAGGTTCTGGTAAATTGTCTATTTGTTCCAAAATTATGGCAACTTTTTCTGTATCAGTAATATCTTCCGTATCTTGTATATCTTCTATTATTACACTATCTTCGGTTATAATATCTTGATATACAGTTCTTTTATTTAAGTTTATTTCACGTATTGTTTTGTTTTTGGCTATTGTAAATAACCAAGTAGAAAATTTGGCTATTTCTTTATCATAAGATAAGATATTATCGAATGCAGCGATATAAGAACTAGTAGCTATATCTTGTGCCATATCTTTATCTTTACATATATTATTGATAAAAGAAATCAACTTTGGATTATACTCTTCGTAAAATTTAGAAAAATCCTCACCAGTTTGCTGTTTAAATAAATATTCGGTATTCATCCTATTTTGTTTACTTTTATATACAAAATATACAAAATGTTTTATTACCTCAAATAAAAAAAAACAAATCTTTTAAGATTTGTTTTTTAATGTTAGGATTTTATAATCCCTGGATTTTTATATCCGTTAGATTGCACTATTTCTAATAGTTGTTCTGTTGTTAAATGGTTTTTATCCCATCCTTTTTTTCTTGCGTATTCAGTTATAAATCTTTCTCTAAGCATTGTTAAATCATCCTTAGATAGATTATGTGTACTTTTTATTAATTTTTCGTTCATATATTTTATTATATTTTCATTATATATTAAAATAAAAATTTCGTTTTTGTAAAGATATTTTCGTATCTTTGTATTCAAAGAAATTTATAGAGATGGTCATAAAAATGAAAGGAAAATTAAAATTTCAACCTGAGAATAAAACTAAAAAACATGATAAGCAAGATTGGAAAAAAGTTGCCATGATTATGCTTAAATGTGATTTAGATAATTATTATGCATGGTTTTTGAAAAAAAGATTTGACTTAGATTTTGTTAAAAATCTAAGAGGCGCTCATGTGACTATTATTTCCGATAAAATTGATTCAAAAGTATTTGAAGAAGCATCAAAATTATTTAATGGTAAAGAAATAACATTCTACTATGAATTAGAACCGAGAACCAATACTAAACATTGGTGGCTGAGAGTTCACTGCCCAGAAGCAGAATCAATAAGAGAAGCAATGGGACTAACTAAAGAACCATATTTTGGGTTTCACTTGACAATAGGTTATATGAATGATAGAAATATAGGACACTCTGAATATATTTATAAAACTATAAAACATTTTGATATATTAAGCTCCGAACCAAGAAAACCATTGTCAGAACATGAAATTATAGAATTTAACAATTAAAATAAATAATTATGCCAGAATGGGCCGAAGTTAAAATTAGTGCTGATTATATCAATGCTAATTCTAAAGATAAAAATTTCACAAAACTTTTTAATGTCGTCAAAGGTAATTCTGCCGTAGAAGATACTAATTATAGTAATTTTACTATAACTGCTAATACTAATGGTAAAGAACTAATCTTAAAATTAGATAATTTAACGCCTATCTATATTTTCATGGGTATGAGTGGTGGGTGGAAATATGTACCAACTACAGAATGGAGTAATACAAAATTTGTTCGTTTAAGATTTGATGATGAAACAGGAAATTCATTGCTTTTATGCGGTGGATATTTAGGTCCAAAATATTCTATAAATAGCCCATTTAAGGGCTCAAAAAGAGGACCAGATCCTGTTAAAGACTTTGATAAGTTTAAGCAAAATATCTTAAACAACATAGATAAAAATGCGTTTAAACAGCCTATTTATGAAGTATTATTAAATCAAGAATACTTTAATGGGATAGGTAATTATTTACGTTCTACAATTTTATATTATTTAGATGAAAATCCGTTTTTAGATGCAAAAACTGTAATACAGACATATCCTAAAGTTTTAGATTTATGTAAAGAAATACCACAAAAAGCATATGATTTAAATGGTGGTCAATTAAAAGATTGGGAAAACCCTTTTGTGAAAGATTCAACAGAGTTTGATAACTGGGTTTTCTATCAAAAAGGAGAATCTTTGAAAGATTCAAATGATAGAACATTTTGGTATAATAAAAAATGGAAACAAACCCCCTAAGAGTTTTTCCCATTTTTTATTATTTTTTATTAACTTTAGAAAGTTAATGTATAAGTTGTAGTATCACCTAAAGCAGCATAATTCAGGGTCATATTATATGTTCCTTTACTTTGTGTAGGAGAAACAGAGAAAGTTAATGTTTCGGTATTTATACCTAATACATAATCTGAACTAGTATTTGTTTCGTTATATGAAATTACAGAGCCACTAAATCCTGTAATAGTAATTGAAGCAGGCTGAGATCTCAATTTATAAAAAGTATAATTCATAGTTAATACTGAGGATGCTGTTGCATAGCTCATAGAATTTATTTGTATATAAGGTCTTGACATATTTTTAATTTATTTTGTTATATTATATATTATTTTTTAAATGTGTTTTTTATACTATTTATGTATTAAAGGTATAATTTAATGTTCTAACAGTTTCGTAAAATTGTGTCGAAGAACCCACATAACCTAAATTAACAGGGAACGCTCCATTTGTATAAGTTGGAATATTAGACACTGGACTTGAAGGCGAACCAGTTACTCCAATATAATAATTGGCATCAAATTGATACTCGTTTATAACACCTTTATAAAAAGAAAATGTTAAATTATATATAGTTGATGTGGATAGTCCTACAGAAAATGTATATGATACATTTGAGCCATATGAATTTAAAGCACTGTAGTATAGTATAGATGGTAACCCAGTTATACTGAATGACCCACCACCTCTTAAATAAGCATAAGATGTATTTAATGTTAATATAGAGGATACTGTTGCATAACTCAACGAATTAACTTGTATATAAGGAATAGACATATTTAAATTGTTTTTATTATATATTAATTTTATAAACAGATAAAAATAAAAAAGCCTTCTTTTTCAAGAAGGACTTTTTTATTTTTATTAACTTTAGATTAGTTAAGGTATTGAGCAGCGTCATTTACAACGATAGTCATAAATTGCTTTTGTGGATACCAACCCACTTCTGCTACTGCGTAACGGCTTCTTAAAAGCATTCTTGGAGCAAATGTTGCTTCAGAGATGATGCTGATTGATTGTGCCATTAAGTAAGGTACAAATATGATACCTGGTTGGTCTGGGTTATTCTTTCTACCAATAACAATTCTGTTATCGTTATACTTCATATATGGGTCAACATATATTTGAATATCACCAATTTGTCCTACTGGGTAAAGTTGTCCAGAGCTATTCATTTTAGATTTAAGAGGGTTAATTGTGTAACCAGCTATATCCATTAAAGAAGCTGCAAGAGCACCATTTGTTACTGCGAATTGTGCAGGGCCTACACGACCTTCTGTTGCGATGTAGTTAGAAGCATGAACCATTTTAGTGATTAATTTTCTTTGTACAGCGTGTGTAGTTTCACCACCTGGACCAGAACCAACATAAGCTGTATCTAAGTCGAAGATAGTTTGTGAAGCAATATTTGCTAAAGTACCACCATAAGCAGGAGCAGAAGCTCTGTTAAGCGCACCCATTTCAAATATTTTAGAAACGATTTGTTTAGAAATTGTTTGAGATAATTCATTAACAAGGATTGATTCCATCTTTTGTACGATGTCCATACCTGTGTTAGCTTTAATATCTTCGATTTCTGTTCTTCTTAAAGCAGAAGAAACTTCGATTGTACCAACAGCGATTGATTTTGAAGAAATCTTTGGACCAATTTGACCTGCATAAGTGTTTTCTTCTGATGCACGATCCATTGGATATCTACCGCCGCCAATGAAGTTAGAAACATAACCTGGAATGTGATCTTCTAAAGCAGAAACTAAAGAAACACCAAAGTTACCTTGTTGTAAGAATACACCAAATAATGCGAAAATTTGTGATACCATTGATGTAGTCGCGTTAAATGTATTTCTTGTAGTATCATAGCCCCATAATGTAGTTGCACCAGTTGTGGTGTTAACACCATTATAACCATTTCCGTTAGCAGCACCCGAATAATTCACATATGGATAACCATTTGTTTGTGCAGTGTTTGCTTGCTTATAAGCTCTAAACATTGGGAAACCGTCAATTCTTGAGAAACCTAAAAATTCCACAACGCCAGCCATATTTGATCCTGTTGTTAATAAATCAGAACCATTGGTTGTGTAAGTTGCTACTGATTTACCAGAATTTGCTGATATACCAGTGTTAATAGTATTTTGGAAAGGTGTACCACCATTAATTGAGTTAGAAGCTGTTGCTACTGTTGCAGAAGTACCTATTGAAGTAAACACTCTAATATTAGCACCAGTGATAGTAGTTAAACCACCAACAGAAGTAATAACTGAATAAGTAGCTAATACTGCGTTGATAACAGAAGTTAATGTAGAAGCAGTTGTACCAGAATAAGTAGTATCAATTTTGAAAACTTGTGGTCTTTCATCTGAGTTACCTACGTTTGTGTCATCATATTGAAAATCAATATAAAGTAAGTCCATTTTAGGACCTGGAGTTGGCTTTACAGCTACTAAATCTAAACCTATTGTCTGAGCAGCTATTTTCATAGATACTGGTAATAAATTTTGACCTAAGTCACCAGAACCATTTGTGCCACCATTTGATGACCAGTTAGTTCCGATTGTTGTACCTGGCAAAGTAGATACTTGCGGAGCAGTAATACCACCTAAACCTGATACGTTAGATACGTTAGCATATGCATTTTCATTGATTGCATGATACTCTGCGTATTCTGACATCCACTGAAGTCTGTCAGCATCTTGAATACCCATGTTTTCCAATACTGGAGCCCATTTATTCAACGCCTTTTTTTCATCTATACGAATGTGATTCATAATTTTTTTTTGTTTATTTTTATAATGTATATATAACCTTCAAAAATCTCATTTTTTATTGTTGGATTTTTTATTGTTTTTCTACATTTATTTTTTATTCACAGTTTTTGTGATAAGATATATATATGCAAAATAAGCCGCCCTTTTTGAAAGGCGGCTTATTTATTGATATTGTTTAAAATTATTTTAAACTTTTAATTCTTTCTAAGATTGATTGTACATCTTTATCAGAAAGTTTGTCCTCTTGAATTAAAGAATCATGGTTTACTAAAGTTTTAGCAGATTCATTTTTCTTTAAATTTCTAGTGTACCAGAAATGTTCAACAGATGATTCAGTTGTTAAATCGTAACCTAATTTAGCTTGAGATAAAATTGATTTCTTTGCAGATTCATTTAATCCTTCCCATAATGGTTTTACGCTATCAGGCATTAATCTAACTATTCTTTCTTCCATTGTTTCGCTCTTAACAGCTAAAGCTTCTTGAACTAATTTTAATACATCAGCATTATTGAAGTAAGATTTACCATTAATATGTATTTTTACTAATTCTTGTTCTTCGTTAGTTAATGAATAATAACTATCTACTTGAGCCTTATTTAAGAATTTTAAGAAGTGTAAATCATTAGTTTCAACAATTTTACGCTTTTTAGCCTCAGCTATCAAATTATCTATTTGTAAAGATAATTGAGAATCTGATTCAACTGTAAAAGATGTTGCACTTGGTGTTTCTGTTGTCATAACATTAGTCACATCAATTGTTGGCGCAACTTCTGGTAATTCAGTTGTTACTTCAGTAGTAACATCAGCAGGCATTTCAATTGGAGCTTCTTCTGTTGGAAGTTCAGTAGTTGTTTCAACTGTAATTGGTTCTTCAACAACTTCTTCTGTTTGTTCAGATGTTTCATCAGCAATTGGTTCTTCTTCAATAATCTCTTCGACTTCGTCAATAACTGGTTCTTTAGTTTCAACTTCGTTTTCAAATCCCCATTCTTCTAATGTAGGAATAACATTTGAAGATGCATCTTCGTTAACTTTGTTACCATTTAATTTTTCTGCAATTAATCCAGAATATGAAATAGCTTTATCTAAATTTTCAGCGATATATTCACCATAAGCAATATTATCATCTAAATGTTCAGCAATGTATTCAGAGTAAGCAATGTTACCTTCAACATGTTCAGCTAAATATTCAGAATAAGCAATAGCATTGTCAACATTTTCAGCAATATATTCACCATAAGCAATAGTTTTATCTAAGTTTTCAGCAATATATTCGCCATAAGCAATAGCTTTATCTAAATTTTCAGCGATATATTCACCATAGGCGATAGATTTATCCAAGTTTTCTGCTAAATATTCTTGATAACCAATAGATTTATCTAAATTTTCAGCAATATATTCTGTATATCCAATAGTTTTATCTAAGTTTTCAGCAATATGTTCAACATAAACAATATTTTTATCTACGTTTTCAGCGATATATTCTGTATAACCAATAGCTTTTTCAAGATTTTCTGCTAAATAATCGTTATGTTTGATTAATTTTTCAGAAGTTTCTCTTAAACTTTTATTTTCATTTACTACTACTTGTACAGTTTCAGCTAAATAATCTAAGTATTTAACCATTTGTGAATTAGTGTTATTTAACACTTCGTAGTATTCAAGAAGTTTTTCCAACTTCTTAGGATCCATATTGCCCTTTTTAACTGATTCATCAATAGACTTTCTAGTGTTGTCTATTTCTTTAATTAAATAGTTAGAGTAACTAGATAATTGTTCTTTTGTAACATAATCATTGTTGTTCATGTTGAATATATCATTAATTTTTGACTCGTCATTCATTTCGTAGATTCTGAAATTGGAGTTATTTGAATAATTTAAAGATTCATTTATAGAGCTCATTCTTGCAGAACCAAAACCTGGATCAGCAACTATGTCATAAGTGAATAATTTTTTAAGAGTTACAGTACCGTCATTCTCGGTAACTCCTGCTGCTCTAGAAGAAACGAAAATAGGGCATTGATCTTCAACTAATGCTCTTGCTTCTTTCCCCCAAAATGTTGATAATAATTGAATTTTACCTTCTATTCTATTATGATCTTTATTAAAAACAGCTTCTTTCACAATATGTGAAGCTCTTGATAATGAAGTATCAAATACATCTGGATGATCAAATTCACCATAAACACCCATAGTAGTTATTCTTTGGTTAAGTTCTTCTAAACATGGTAAAAATTTATTAGCTGTATAAATTCTCTCATTACGATTTTTAATATCGAACTCAGTGAAAGTACCACCTAACAAATATGTTTTTTTACCACCAGAATTAAAAACCTCTTCGTTTAAACTTAATGGATTATTATTATTTTCAATAATCATTACTGGTTTCATTTGTTATAATTTATTTTTATAGTATATATATCACTTGTTTTATATCTATTTTAAAAACGACGGACTTTTTATTGTTTCGACGGACTTTTTATTGTTATTTTAAACTTTTAGTAATATCAAGACTATAGAAAATATGTATAAAATAAAAATATTCCCAGCAATAAAAGAGAAACATTTATCTACTTTTATAGATAGAACTAAAGAACACAAATTAATAGGGTGTCCAGTAGAAATACATAATAATAGTTATTATACATTAAATAATATATCACATAAAATAAACGATATTATAATCTTAGATAATGATATGTGGGCACTTATTGAGTTTACTGATACAAAAATAGGAAATCATATGCGTTCTATAATAAATGGAATCGGAGAAGATAGCTGCTACTTAAAAGAATTTTTTGTTAGTGAAACTAATTTAGGTTTGAATATTTACCCAATTAATGATAAAAGAAGAGGTGTTGTATTATAATATATAAATAAAATTAAGTAAAAATATGATACTAACTAAAGAAGTTAAAGTAAAGATAAATGAATCTAACTATGAACATTATGAAGAATGTGGCTATAATGTTAGTATAGGAGAAACTATAGTTATACCACCTGGTCTTTTATCTACAGGTAGTCATTATAAAATTTTGTGCAAATGTGATTTTTGTGGCAAAGAAAAAGAAGTTATGTATAAAAATTATATAAAATATGACAATGTTTGGGGGGAATATAATTGTAGAAAATGCTCAGAACACAAAAGAAGAAAATCACTAAATGATAGTTATGGAGTAGATTATCCTATACAAAATAAAGATATAAAAGATAAAATACAAAATACATTAATAGAAAAATACGGTATAGATAACCCTAAAAAGAAAAAGAAGGAAGATTAATCTTCCTTCTTTTTCTTTTTAGGGTAATTTAAAATTCAAATTCTGGTGTTCCGCCTTGTGCACCACCTTGTGCGGGTGGTGTTTGTGCGCCTGCTTGACCACCTTGTGCGGGTGGTGTTTGTGCGCCTGCTTGACCACCTTGTGCTGGTGCGCCGCCCTGTGCCGGTGCGCCGCCCTGAGCACCAAATTCAAATTCACTACCACCGCCACCACCAGCAGGTGCAGCAGGAGTAGCACCTCCGGCAGCACCTGAAGCGCCAGGAACAGCAGCTGTTTTGGATTTTATCCAATAGGCATTATTTTCTTCAATTTCTTGTTGAGATAATTTTAATATATTATTAACTATAAAATCAACATGGAAATATGGTGTACCATCTGCTTTTTGTAGAGATAAAATTGAAGTTGCTGCTTCTATCTTTTTAGTATATGTTTTAATTCTTTTCCATTCTTCAATAGTTTGATTAGAGCTAAACATTATATCTATTTGGTTTAAAAATACATCACTATCTTTTAATTCAGGAAATTCCATACACATTTGTAATTTTAAAGGTTTAATAATAACTTCTTTAAAATTAGCTCTAATTCTGCCAACAAAATTAGCAAATTGTTGTTCTTCCTGACTCACATCAGCAGATTCCATAGTAAATATACTACCACCACCTCCATCAAATTCAAATCTTGGAAATGGTATTTTAGAAGCCGTTTTTAATGCATTTGCAAAATATTTTAAAACACCTTCTTCATTTAAGTCATTACCAGTTGGAGAAACTAATTCCATTGCTGGAGTGCCTTGATCTCCATCTGGGAACCATAATTGTTTATTATAAGGCAAATGTTTACTACCATTTATGGTTAATGTGCCCAATGAATCGTCCCACTCAACATGTTCTGAATAATTTGCTATTAATTGTCCAATTTGCTCTTCAGCTTTCTGTCGTGATAAACTTTTAGTTGGAATGGTAAATTTTTGATAAACAGTAGCATTAATGATATTAAACATTATTCTTGTTTGCTCCATTATTTTTAACTGATTATATGGTTTAATTAAACCTTCTATGTAAGATGTTTCTGAAAAATCATTTTGTGTTGTGTATGATATAAATATTAATTGAGAATCTAAAAATATTCTTCTTAATTGTGGATCTTCTGGATATTGTATCCATAAATTTCCTATTGTAGGCTCATATGACGGCACTAAAGTATCTGGTCTTAATCTATTAAAGTGAATTATATTTTGCTTTTTATCATCCCATACTATTTCTAATGCAATAAACCCGTCTATTAGAAAATCTTTCATCATATTCCACGCTGTGATGCCATCAGAAAACCCAAATTTATTATAAATTTTTTCAAAAAATTCTTGATATTTATCTCTTATATCCGAAGAAAAACTATTTGATAATGGTTTTGGACTACAAAAATCTTGTCCATTAAATATAATGGCTTCGTCCGCCACAATTGCTATATAATCTCTTATAGAATCTTTAATAGAATATTCTCTTAATATTCTTCTTTTATCTGCATATGATTTATCTAAATAAGGAATTGCTTTTCTATTTAATACTTGCGCTACAGCTCTTTGGCTGAAATAAGCGTACATGTCATTATTTTTCTGTGATAAAGGATCTTCATTCATACCTATACCCACAGTGTTTCTGATAATCATATCATCATATTTCATACCAAAATTACTTAAATTTCTAAGTAATCTATTAAAAATACCTTTATTTTCAGTTGCCGCTGAGGCTATATTCATTTGACCCTGGTTTGTTGGATTATAACTCGCCATATTTTAATTATTTTTTTTAATTATTTTTTTTAATTATTATATATATTACAAATTATTATCTTCCTATTTCTTGAAAATACAATCACCTACAAAATATTTTTTTCTTTCTTTTATATTTAAGTCATTATATTCATCTGGATTATATAATATAACCGTTTGTGAACCCCAATTAAAATAACCTAATGTGTCAAATATGTTAACATTATCTCCTTTTTCTTTTAAAAAGTCAAAATCTTGTATTGTTGATTCACCAACTAACATTAAATAAACTGGCTTTTTTGTAGTCTCAAATTTTAAAATCCATAAACTATTTCTACCAAAAAAATCATCGTTGCCTTCAATTGGAATCATTCGAGTTAATTTACCATTAATAGGACAATGTATTCTATGGTAAAAACTAACTAATAATTTCATATTAATATAGTTATAACCTTCTACATCTATATCAAGTTTTTTCAAATCTTGTGTTGCATATCTTCCAGATTCTTTTTTTAGTCTTAAAATTTGATTATCTGGTCTACCTTCTTTATCAAATTCACCTATAGATTCAATATAACATTCATTAGGAATTATCATTTCACAATCTTTGATATTTTCCCTAATTTTAGCATCGACTTGTTTGGATAATTTACGACTGAAAAAATCCATAAAAGATATTTTAGGCGCTTTCATATCATATTGAAATAAAGAAGAATTAAAATGATAATTTTGATTAAATCCATATTTAGGATTATTCATAAAATCTTCATCATCTGCTGAGAAATGATCAATAATTTTATCTAAAACTTTAGAATTAATTAACTTATACCTGAAAGATTTTAATTTATTTAAAATCTTTCTTTCATTATCACCTTGTTTTATTAATTTTTCTATATCTTTAAGATTCTTATGATCTTCGTAACTTAATATCATTATATTGTTGTAAATTTTGTTGGTTCTATTGGTCTTTTAAGTGAATTAATGCTTATACCATTTTTAATAGCTGTTAGAACACCAGCTGCTTCAAAATAATTATTTACAAAATAAATCTCCTTATCAGAAAATTTACTCAAATCATTTTTCATTACATTTTTTTCATCCTTAATAACAATTACTGGTATATTTTGCTCAATAGCTGCTAAAAACTGTAACCCAATACATCTATCAGGAATTACTAAAGCATGTATATCTGAATTAGTTAATATCCCATTAACACCTTTAATAGGTTCAACAATTTTTGGACTTTTATACATACCTTTTAATACGCAATGCAATTCAGTTACAGATAATGTCTCTGGTGCTTTTGCTGGATCAACAATCGGTAATTTATCGCCTAAACTATCTATAATAGAAGTCATCGGTGAATGTGCTACACTTACATTTAATATATTTGATAAAGAATGTGTAATCATAGCTTCTATACCACCCCAAGGATTAACTATTAATTCATCTTTAAAATACGAATCCATTAATTCGTTACCACCTTGTATTTTAGTATGTAGTGCGAAAGAATTATATTTATCTTTATTATCATTTATAATTTTTAAAAGTTTTTCTAATCCTTCTACTTTACCACATGCAATACCATTTTCATTATAAAATGATTCATATATAGGCGCATCATTTAATTCTAAAACATCTATATCAGCACCCAAAGTTACTCTACCAGCTGATGCTGCATTAATAGTTAACCTTACATCTGAGCCACCATCTGCTATAACTAAAATTTTATTCTTTCTAACTGGATTTAAACCTATTTGACCCATCATAAAGCGATTCAAAATACTACCCTCTACATATAAAGTATTATCAGTCATTTCATTTAAGTCTGCTCCGTTTACTACATTTGGGTGTGTTATTAAATTATCACAACACCCTGCTAATAATTTAGCAGCAGGATTACCATCACCAGAATCTCCACCAACTTGAGCTCCTATCCCTGTTGGTATAGTTAAAATTACATTAAATTTTTCATTATTTACATAAGTTCTAGGTTTAAACTCAAAAATATTCTTTATAGGAAATTGATTATCGCTAGCTACTGCACAGTCAATATCAATTTTATTATTATCACTACTTATAACCGCAAATCTGATAATATTTTTATCTTTTAATTTATCATTTAAATTAGCGATTGTAAGCCTATCTAAGTTTAACTCTAATTGTATCTGTGATACGTCCATATTTTTTATTTTTATTTTTATTATATATTAATTACTTGCCGTGTTTTTCGTAAGATTTTCTGACACGTTCAATATGTTTTTCTAAAGCTGAATAATCATCTGATAATTCTTTTTCAAAATCATAAAAATCTTTTATAACCGCTTTCATCATCTCATTATGTCTCTGATCTCTGTCTTTTATTTTCTTTTTCCAGATACTATATAATTTAATAGGATCATATTTATTTTTCGGAAATCCTGAATATAAAAATTTAGGTACCAATGAATTTTCTATCTTATGAACTGATGTTATTTGTGCAACATTATATTCAACCAAAGCATATTCATAACCATATTGTAATAAAACTTTATATACACTATTATAATCTACTTTTAATAATTTGTTGCCTTCAAATTCACTTTTTGAAATATATCTATCAAATATAGTAGCTCTTATTTGTAATGGTATAAAATTAAAATTTATAGCATATACAATAATTAAATTATCAAATTTTCTAAAATCCACTGTAAAAACTGGTGAATATTGCATCCAATTTGAATCATCTTTGTATTGCAAAAAATAAAATCCACCAATTTGTAATTTGCCAATTGGTAAGCTTAAAACTTCTTTAGAACTAGTTTTATATTTTTCAAAGAAAAACATTGTATTTTCTTTATAGCTTTCTGCTATATTTTTACCATTTTGTTCTTCTATTCTATTTAATAATTCTCCCATATGTGTATATATTTAAGTTTAATATATAAGAAAAAATAATATTTGTATGTTAAATTCTACACCTAATAAAAATGGTAAATACAAACAAGGTTTATTTATACCTAAAAATAAAGAAAAGATAATTAAATTGAATAATCAAGGAGGACTTTATTATCGTTCTGGATTAGAACAAAAATTTATGGTTTATTTAGATAATAATGAAAGCATAGTACATTGGAATACAGAGTTGATAAAAATTCCTTATACTAAAAATGCTTGGAATAATAAACTATTAGAGATGACATTATCAGAACACACATATTTTCCTGACTTTTATTATGAATTAAAAAGAGCAGATGGTTCTATATCAAGAGTTGTAGCTGAGGTTAAGCCTGAACATGAAACTAAGCCACCAAAATTGCAGCCTAATCCAACATCAAAACAATTAAGAAATTTTGAATATGCTTTAAAAGAATATTCAAAAAATTTAGATAAATGGAAATATTGTATAGAATGGTGTAAAAAGAAAGGATTTGAATTTATAATAATAACTGATAGACTTTTAGCGCCATCTAAACAAAAAAAGAAATAAAAAAGCCGCTCAATTGAGCGGCTTTTTGTTAAAAAAGTGTCTTTAATCATTAAAAATTTCATCTATTCTATCATTCCTCACCTCAGATAATAATTTAAAATAATCTTTACTAATGTTTTTTCTAAACCCAAAATTATCAACTAAATTATATTCTTGCCTATGATCATAGTCTTTTGTGTGTAATTGAGTATTCCAATCAATAGCATCATATATTCTACCAACTGTTAAATCAACTGCAAAGTTTCTATTATTATAATGTATTTTACAGCATACTATTTTAATTATGTTAGCACACCCACATCCTTCTATATTACACATTGAACAAGATTATTATATATAATATAATACTTATAATAGCCTCTATTAGTTCATAGTATCTATAAGTTTTGCCGGTAATTAAAGGATATATAAAATATTTTATTATACCCATGCCTAATAGTATTGGGTATATTATATTACTACTAAATAAACCTATTATAAGCCATATAGGATATAATAATTTTAAAAGATAAAAAACCCATGAATATTTTACAATACCATTATTTATTTTTTTATAAAGTAAATTGTTTTTTGAGATATGGTAATATTTCATCCATATAAATAATAATCCTAAATATCGCATATAATAACTAATTCTTCTAATTTTATTAAATTATTCATTTCGTATTGAAGCAATCTCAATGTTCCTTTTATAATAGAAAATAATGTTGAATCTACCATAACTTCGACAGGTTTGCCAACAATTCTTTCATATTCATCTGGAACTTCTGTATCTTCTTCTCTTCCAGCATATATACTTTTAATATATTTCTTATGATCATCTAATGTAAGATGAAGTGAGCAACCATCAGGTCTAACACCCCATCCTCTTTCAGATTCCTCCCAATATTGTAAATAAACTTTTTTCATATAACAAAGATACGAAGTTTTTCTTGATTAAACAAATTTTTGTTTTTCAAATCTTTTTACTCTCTCGCCCGTTCGGTCATTTATTATAACACTATCTGAAAAAATATCATAAGGACGCACATAAACACTTCCAAAATTAATTGATTTATAAACAACTAACTTTTCGTTAGTTTCTGTATGAGTTGCCATACTTATTATTTCATAAGTTCCACCTTTATAATGTTGATAAATTTCACCCGGTAATGGATATTCTATTTTAAATGTCATAAAAAAATTGATTATAATGTTTTATAATCAATTTTTAATAAGTTTTTTATTTAAAATAAAAATATATAAAATAAAACTCTAAAATGGCAAAATCTAGAAAATCAAAACCGTATAAAACTAATAGGTCAAATCAAGTTAAAAGATTAAAAAATATTGCAGAAACACAAGCTTTTGTCAAGAAATTATTAAATGAAATAATTAAATAGAGTGTAATCCTTGTCCATCATTGGAACCTTCTAATGATATTAATTTTATTTTATGATCTGCATCACCTTTCTTTTTATATAATTGGTTAAAGCCTTTTGCTAATCCTCTTTTAAAAATTTCGGTGAAGTATGCAAAAGCATTACCATCAGATTTTTCTTCGTTAAAATTATACCAGTTATCAAACATATCTAGTAATCCAGATTGATAGCAATCCATTTTGTCATCATTTGACCAGTATCTCATTTTTTTAATTGTTCTTTTAGCAAGAATTTCTAACATTAATTTAGCATCTTTGGTTAATTTACCTTGCGCTTTACTTACTACTATTTCAACATAAAGATCTTTGTTGTGGAGATAATTCATTAATTAAAATTATTTTTGGTATTATAGGGTAAAATCTATATATTGTTTAAATAAAAAAAGCCGATTTAAATCAGCTTTTTTATTTTTAATTCTAAGTCACCATCACCTTTTATGACTCGGTGCCATGTTTCTTTTTCTATGAAAATTTTTTTATCAAAACTTATAGGCAACTCATTATCTCTTTGAAATAACCAATTAGTCTTATGATTACATTCTATAATTCTATCTTCTTTATCTCTGTGCCAGACAAAAAGTTCAGGGTTAACGTCATGTTTAAATACTCTTATTGAAACATTATTATCTATTATTTCATCAAATGGTAAATTTTGGTAATCTACCTCTAATGAAGTTTTCTTCTTGTTCTCCATCATTAAATAATTTTTCTATCTTTGTTGCTGGATTATAGAACCATTTTTTCTTTGATAATCTACCAATAATCCAACCATCTGGTATACTATCACTGTTATTAAAATACTTTTCTTTCTTTAAATAGGTGTTATGATAACATATTTTACCCAGTAGATTATTATTAGACACCATATTATTTTTATATCTACCTATTATCCACTCATCTGGTATAATATCTTCTTTGCTAAAATATTTTTCTTCTCCGCTTAAATTATGGTACCATGATTTACCAGATATCTGTGATTTACCTAAACTTCCAGATTTAAATCTACCTCTTTGCCAACCATCTGGTATAATATCTCCAAGTTTAATCATCTTTTCTTCAGAACTGCTGACATTTTTGATCCATATTTTTCCAAAATTATGATTTAAATTGCCTTCTTGATTAATATTTATTTTTTTACCTTTTTTACCTTTTGAAATTTTTTCTTTCGTTTCTTTTGATTTTTTCTTTGTCCAAATTGGTAATAATAATTTTTTAGCATATTCATAATCTCTACCAGAAACTATATAGTTTCTATTTTTCGTCTGATTACACATAGCCCAAAAAGCATATTTTAATTTTTCACTATTAGGATGTAATATACACAAAATTTTATGAACTATAAAATGTTCTTTTGCTGTCAAAGTCGTTAAATTGTCTTTGTCATTCTTACCACCCATACATTTTGGTATTATATGGTGTTTCTCCGTGTAGGTATCTAAATATCTTACTTGACCTCTTTTACATATTTCGTTATAAATCACTAACAAATTCATAAATTATATATTAAAAAGTATCTTCTTCGTCTCTGTCTCTGTCTCTATCTTTTCTTCAAATGGAAATTTATAGTTCTTCTCCTGTTTCATCTGTCATTGGATTTGATTGAAAATCTTCTGGTTCACTATCCATATCAACATTATCTAATTCAATTTCATCGTGCATATCCATGTCATCGTGCATATCCATATCCTCATCATCTGAATTATTCATTAAGAAATCATATACTTGTTCAACATCAGCTTTTGCAACTGCTACGTGATCAGTAACCCAATCATGTCCACTTTCAATGATTTCATCAACTTCTGTTTCATCTAAAGTTAGTAACTCTTCTACCAATCTTTGTAATGTTTTTAAATTTTCAAAAAACATATAGTTTGAAGTATTATCTCTGTCCATATCATGCTCAATATCTTGATGCATATCCATATTCATATCTATATCTTCATTAAATTGTTGGAATTTTTTTAATTTCATTTTTTAATTTTATTTTTATTATATATTAATTTTTTATAATACTGTTTCTATTTCTTTAAAATCAATTATTTTTGGGCTAAAATATTCTTCTTCTGCGGAATTTTCTATTTCTTTTGAATCATATTTTATTATATTTTTTGAATTTTTATTATAAATAGACATTTTTTTGATACCAACAATCTTACAATTAAAATCCTTTTCCCATTTTTTAGTATATTCATTATTCATCAAATCAATAATAAAATCAGTATCTAATTTAATATCATCATCTATTACGAACCCGTAAGATTCAATATCTTTTTTGCGAATATCGTTGTTATAATATGTTGTATTTGCAATAATATTAATACCAAATTCGTTTTCCAAAATATCAGAAAATGAATTAACTATATTTTTTACCTGACTCATAGATATATGAAAATCTATTTCTTCTTCTGCATTATCAAATTTTTTATAAATATAAAACCAATAGTGTATATCTTTATATTTTTTATCATACATGTAAGCTATGATATTAAAAATTTTTTTAATATCAAAATTTTCAAATAATTTCAAATATTTCATTAATTATATATAAAAATAATTCTCATAATTTTTAGCCTTTAATCTATATCTAATTAATTGCCTATCTATACCAGTTTTTCTAACTGCTTCTGCAATAGATTCATATATTATATCATCAATAGATATTTTCTTTAATTTTTGTGGTCCAGTTTCTTTTAATTCAATATGTTTATTTAAATAAACCCAATTAGTATAAGATTTTGAATTTAACCGCCAAGTAATATAATCATGTGTTTTATTTAATTTGATGGTAGCTTCTGTTATTGAATTATAAATAACATCATTTATAGAAATTTTTTCTTTTTTAGATTCATAAGGATCATAATCAATAAATTTATTATATTTAATATTCAATTCATTATCTCGGTATAAATAATTTTTAAATTGAGAGGATTTAAGTCTATATCTTATTATTTCTCTTTCAATATTTAACTTGGTTGATGCTGAAAATATACTATCATATTCTTCGCCATCTATTATAACTGCTACTTTTGAACTTTGATTTTTTTTGTTATTTAATTTTAATTCATCTTTGATAATTAACTTTAAATCTTCGCCTATATATTCATAGAAAATTTCTCTTGTCTTAAAAATTCTTTTAGGTAATTTTTTCATATAATTAATTATTGCTTTAATATCCTTTTCTAAAACAAGCTTATTAATTTTTTCAAATTCGACATTTTCATTTATTTTTAATTTGCCAAAAATATATTTTAACTTTTTGCCGAAAAAATTATAGAAGCCTTCGGAATTTTTTAAAAAGTTCCAATAAACACTTTCTTTTATATTTTTTAATTCATCTATATAATTATCTATTTTTCCATTATTGATTTCTCTTTTTAGAAATTCACACCGTTTAATTAATTCTTCTCTTTTTGTATCAAAAAATAATTTGCTATTTTCTTTGGCTTTATCAGAAAAAATTGATAAATTTAATTTCCCCTTTAACCTTTCTTTATATGCTTTTGCTTTCTTTTCACCAAATGCTTCTTCATATGTTTTACCTTTAACCAAACTACCATTTGATATTTTTTCTTTGATAATATCTAAATTAGGATTATTGGATAGTGTATCACCACCATCTCCTCCTTTTGATATATTATAACCTATTTTTATATTAGTAGAATTAAAATTTTCAATCCAATACTTTTCTTTTATAGATAAATCTTCGTAATTATCTGTTTCGTCTATAATTTCTTTCCTAAAATTTTCTATACCATACTTTTTTATCGCTCTTCTGATCAATAAACCAGACCCAAAATAATTTGGGTCTGAAGTTGTATCTTTACCTATGTAAATTTTATTGTTGATTAAATTAGTAATTTTGTAGATTTGCATTTTAATATAATTTTGTTTATTATAGAATAAAATTTCCATTTGTTTACCATTATATATTAAATGTTTTTCCCTCCCTTCTCTACCAAAACCCGCTGTAAGAGCCTGAATATAAATTTTTATACCGTGGGATTCTGCACGACCAGTACCCTGCTGTCATTTTATCTTTTTTAGTGCTGCATTTATGTCTGGCTACGAATGATTTTCTCGCTGCCGGGTTTCCTATTTTAGTAGTTAACCCACCCTTTAAATCGCCAAAATTTATTTTCTTAACATTACCAGTTTTTGGGTTTTTAACATAAACTTGATATTTTTTAGGTCCTGAACTTCTAGTTGGATGATTTAATTTAACATTGTCATGTTTATCTTCGTTTATTATTTCTTCCGAAAAAGGAAAATCTAATGCAACTCTTTTACCTTCAAACTCTACAAATTTACCTATATCAGTAGTTTCAAATAATTCTTTATCCAAATCACTTAATTCAATAGAATTATTATCAAATAATATTCTTGCCTCATTTAATAATGAGAAAAAAGCTTCCGAACCTGGCCTAAATATATTTTCTAATACAGATAATTTATTATCTATGTGATATTGTAAGTTTTCGCTTATTGCGGAAAATGTGTCAAAATTTCTTATGTGTATCATAATGCTATATATAAAAAATAAAAACCACCTATAGGTGGTTTTTATTTTTTATTTTTATTAAATTTAGTCTTGAGATCCTTGTGTCCCCGTAGGACCCTGAAAACCTTGATCTACTTGAGATTTAATAGCATTTACATCAGTAACAACATCAGACTTAACTGTGTTAACATCTGTGTTGATTTTACTTTCTACGTCTAATACATCAGACTTAACATCGGATATACCATCATTTATTACTGCTTTTTTCTTGATAACCACATATATAGCTACTGCAATTATAGCTACTGCGATTAATAAAATTGACATACTCATAATTTATTTATTAATTTTTTATACATTATATATGACTAAATATTGAGATTGTTTAAATAATAAAAAAGAACCTTGAAGGTTCTTTTTTTATTATTTAAACAATCTATTCTCCGCTAAGGTTATAGTTTTATTCTTTCTTTATATTGCAATTCTTTAACTGCTTGCAATTCTTCATTTAAAACTTGTCTTCTAGAAGTTAAATTTGACATAGCTGTTGATAAAACTTCTGATTCGCCAATATATTTTATTGAAGCTTCTAATTTAGAAATATTAAAATTTAAATCTTCTAATTTAATAGAAATTTCTCTTTCTTTATCTTCTAATTTTCTCTTAACAATTAATTCTTTATCTAATTTATTTTCGTAAAAGAAAGTTAAATCATAATTCAATTCATTTTTAACCTCATTTACTAATTCTAAAGCAGATTCATATTTGAAGAATGAATTACCATATCTTTCATCACATCTATATAAATAAGTAGCATTTTTATAATTGAACGCATAACATTCTAAATAAGGATTAATTAAATTATTAACTTTTTTAACTACATCTAATTCAACAAATTTGTTTGTATTATTCATAGTTTCCATCAATAATGGATAAAAATTTTTATTTACGATTGGAATAATTGGAGATGAGAATAAAGATTCTAATGTAGTTTCTTTCATTTCATCATCATTGATGTATAAAACACCTTTTTTAGCAACTGATAAACCTATTGTTAAATTTTCAGAAATTCTAAAATTAATTCTATCTTCACCTACTGTTGCATAATTCATAGCAGTTTGAAGGTTTCTTAATAAAATTAATCTTTCATTATCTGTAACATGCGTTTCTAATAATGTTTTTTCTATATTATTTTCAGCAAGTAAAAACCAAGAACCTTTAACTAAACAAATATATCCTTCTTCAACTCTATCAACAATAGTATAAACTGATTCAGATTTACCACCAGATAAAAGATTAGTTCTTTGCTCAGGAGATTTTGTCAAATTATGTACAAATAATTTTATTTCTGGAACCCAATCATAGATAGCCAATTCATTAAGAACTTTGGACATTCTATCTTGGTCATCACCTAGATTAATAGTTTGTAAAACAACATTTATAGGTTGTCTATACATTTCACCTTGGTTCTTTGAGTTTAAGACATTATATAGATTTTTTAATTCATATAATAATTGATATGTTTTCATATCAGTATTTAATGATTCTAATAAGTTTTTAACATCAGAATCATAAGTATATGTTTTAAGCTTCTCATTTAGAGATAATATAATTTGCTTCTCAGATGCCACGTTACAAGCGTTTAAATGGCTTTCTACGATATGGAAAATGTCACTTTGTTCGTAGGACAAATTTTTCTTAAAGTTAAAAAGCTCTAATTTGAGATCCTTCATAATTAAAATTAATTTTTATAGTTTAGTATATATATTAGTTTTTAAAAGCCTGTTTTTGATAGTTTTTATCAAAAACCATTTCCATTAGTACTGTCTATACTACCATTATTATCAGGGTTTCCCGATGATTTGTTTATGTTAGAATACCACTTTGTTCTTTTTGGTATAATAATATCTTGTTTATCATTTT